AATACATAAACTACCAACACTGTGGATTGCAAAATACGGTGCAATATGGCACAGATACAAAAGGTATAAAAATGATAATATAGACATTTTAGATGGTATATGGGAAGACTTTGATTATGTAAATGCCTACGACCCAAACACACAAAATGTAACAAAAAAATATAATTTCAAAAATTATGATAATACGGATGTTGAAATACAACAACATAAAAATACCATACAACAATATCAAATAGATTTAGGGCAAGAATACATACCACCTATAGAATTAGTTCAGACGGTAACAGAAACACAAGATTTAATGCAAAATGGTTTTTACCCTAAAGTAATGAATGATGTCTACTATTATGTTAATAAAGTAGATTTACTTACGGGGTATACTTCTACTGATATACAAACAGCACAATCTGAAAAAAAGCTAAAACTTGGTAGAACAACCCAAGGAACATTTGAAGTTGAAAGAGACCTTGAAAAATATACAATGTGTAGTTGGACACAATTTATTGAAACAAAAAATAATACAGATTTTCAAGATAGTGAGAATGATAAAGTATTAATAATACCTTCATTTGGTGATGTTAAATTTAATCAGTCTAAATTTGAGGCAATAACAGAAAGTGGAAAGTTAACGCAAGATTTGGTACAAAATAACTCAGTTTATAATGGAGGAGTTAGGTCGTTATGGTCGGCTAGTAATTACGGATATTTTTCAAACGAGTTAGTCGACAGACCTACACCTGAACAATACTTAAAATATGTAGACCCTACAACAACAAATAAGCAACCATTTAATTTAGGAAACAACACATCGGTAACATACTCTTCAATCGAAGATATATTCGGAGTTTTCACTAAAGAAATGTTAGATAACTTTGAAGAGATATTTTTAAACTTTTGTGAAGTACCATCTAAATTTGATATTAATTTTATTAATAGAGGACAAACAACTTTTGAAGAGTTCTTAGAAAGTGACGAAGTAAAAGGACAGTATCCAAATGGAGAAATTCCTAGTTCAGAGTATAATTCACTTAGGGTTATTTATCAGGGACAACAAAGCCCATATAGTAGTATTGATGTAAAGACTGAAATTAATTTACATAAAATTGTACAATCAATACTAATAACAGATAAACCAAACCTAACAGGTGATTTTGATACTGATATAAAAAATATAAGTAAAAATCAATTTAATGGATTTAAATTTAAACACCAAGAAATTTATTTAAAAGACGAAGTCGTTTTAAAAATAGGAAACCCCGGTAAATTTGATACAAGAATATATGGTTCACTAACCGACAACGATGAATATAAAGTAATAGACCCTATAAATTTTGGTAACTATGTAATCAATTCCTTACCAACTAGTGGAGGAACAACGACCTTACAAGATAGTATAAATACATATCCCGACGCTTGGAGAGCGATGTATGAGTATGTTGGAGATTTTTCTGAAGAAAATATTATGTATTCAGATAATGGTTCATACTTGACTGATTTCTTTGTCGATATGGAATTTGAGTTTAGTGAAGGTAATGTTGAGTTATTAGCACCATTAATAAAAATTTATGCGGGACAAAAGAAAAACAACATTAATATAACAAAACAAGAATTTATAAATAACATAAATCAGTTTTTAAACGAACAACAAGAGTTTCAAACTAATATGTTAAACCATATTTTTATTAATGCTAATAGGAAACTAAAGTCAGTCGCTATAACAGAAGAAACAAGTTATTCATCTAAATTAGACGGTAATGTAGTAAAATTAGAACTTTGGAAAACTTTCCAAGCAATGAATGATAAATGGGTTGCAGGACAAGACTTTAAAACAAGGACTATATTTGAGGATTTTTTATTCTTAGATAGAGCTAACAGACCTGTTGGTGATAAGGTTATTATTGATATAACAAGTTTAATAAGTTTTATTAAAAACAGAAGAAAAGTAACTTCATTATATTCATTATTAGGTGATATCTACGAGGAAAATAACTTTGTATTTATACCAACTCCGGCATATACTAATTTTTATGGTAGAAATGAACGTGTAAAAGAAGGGGAACCGATACCACAAGATATACCTAATGATTTGTTTGGTACATTTATGGAGGTAGACACAAGAGATAGTAGACCTAGAATGTTAGGTGTCTATATAGGAGAACCATCTTCTAGTTTAAATATGAATAACAATAATAATAGTAGAAAAGGAGACGACTCATTTGATATTACTATACCATCAACCTGTCCATTAAAAGAAAATCAACAAAACAAAACAAACTATTCAGATAGTAATGCCTGTGTTGGATTCCAAGTGGATTTTGGTAAAAGAAATCAAGGGATATTCAGTTCTATATCGGTTGATATGAACCAACACAAAAATATTGGACCTACATTTTTGGTACTTGAAGATTTAGGTTCACAAGCTTCGGGACAAAAAGTTGCACAACAATCACAATCATTTTATCAGTTTTATAAAACAAGAAGTTATACATGTCAAATACAATCATTAGGAAACGCTATGATTCAACCTACAATGTATTTTAATTTAACTAACGTACCATTATTTTATGGACCGTATTTAATAATGAATGTGAGTCACAACATTTCAAATAGAGGATTTACTACAAACTTTGATGGTGTTAGAATTCCAAAAAATTCGTTACAAATGCCTGATAAGTTAGTTGCGAGTATAAATAGAGATATATTATTAAAACTTGAAAAGAAATTAAAACAACAATCAACAAATGGAATAACAGGTAGTAGTATAAACGCAATGATTTTATCTAATCCTGATAAAACATTAAAGGCTGGAGAAGAAAAATGTAAGTCGTTAACTGCATATAATGACAAACCATTTACGGATTTACTTCAAACACCAATAAAAGCTAATGATGTCATAACAAGCTTAAATAGTTATTCAAACTTAGATAACGACATTAAAGTATTTTTATACGGAATATCAACACTTAATACTGATGTTAGGCAGAATTGTTATAACAATAACTTAATTGCGTTACCAACAAACAAAAAACTAACACCTGAAAATAGGTCAGATTATTTTGGTTCACAAACATGTGTAGATAGTGATGGTAAAATATATGCTTTAGCATCATTTGATAGTATCGGACAGTGTTTAGATTATATGGTTGCGACATTTGAAAGATATGGAGGTTCTTGGATACGACAACTAAAAGATAGAATTGCTCAGACGACCACTACAGACCCAACACCTAAAAGTTTGGCTACGTTATATATGTCACAAATATACGATAGAATTCCTATGACTAATCTATCGGCACCTCAAGTCTATGAAATCGTAAATACAAAAGTTAATGACAATACTGAGTATAAAAAAGAATTTGATAGGTGGGTTGTTATCTTTAAATCAGTAATAAACAAAGTATCGTAATTAAGGCTATTTTCTACGTTGTGATATATTTATATAAAAAGTGTAAAAATGAATATTAAACAATTATTAGACGATTACTTGAATAAAGACAGTAGAATAACAGAAACCGATAGAGGTAATGGATATAAAGAAGTGTGTGATTTAGACACAGGAGATTGTTATACTGTTAGAATGAGAGATGGTTTGATAGAAAGAGTTGATAACACTATGAGAGTAAATAAAACCATGAAAGTTGAAACTAAACATGGGGTAAAAACTTTATTAAACGGTTAAAATTTAACAACATGTCTGTAGATAAAAAAATAATATCTGAAATAGAAAGATATAAAAATATAAATAACTATATTTTAGAACAAGAAGAAACCGAACTACCAGCACCAGAAGAAGATGTTGAGGGAGGTGATGAGTTACCACCATTATCAGATGAAGGTACTGAAGGAGGTGATACAGGAGTAGATGAAGTTCCTGAACCTGTAGATATTGAGACAGACCCTGATGTTGAAGTTGTAGGTGATGAAGGTACTGACAGTACCGAAGATTTAGATATGGGTGAAACCGGAACTGAAGAATTGGATGTTACTGAATTAGTTACAACACAAAAAGATATTTCAGACAAACAAGATGAGTATATGGAAACTATGTTTAGTAAATTAGAAGACTTAACTTCTAAATTAGGTGAAATGGACAACATCTTAAATAAGATTAATGATTTAGAAACTAAGGTAGAAAAGTATAGACAAAAAACTCCTGAAGAAAAATTACAACTAAGAAGTTTAGACAGTTATCCTTATAATCAAAAACTAACAGATTTTTTTATGGACAAACAGGATGAGTTTGAACAGACAGGAAAAAATGAATACGTTTTAACAGATGATAACGTAGAAAACTACTCTGAAAGTGACATTAAAAAATCATTTGACGCTCCTTTTAAAGACGAAGAATTCTAAAATTTTTATTTGACTTAATGTTTTTCTTGGTTATTATTTGTTTTGAGTAACAGATAAATTTAACGAATAAAAGAAAAACAAAAAATGGCAAATGCACTCGACGCAGTACTGGCACAGTACGAAAAAAACACAGAGTCTCGCGGTAATGGAGACGGAATGACACAGGAGCAACGTTTAAAGAAATACTTTACAACGTATCTTCCTAAAGGAACAAAATCAGGACAGTCAAGGGTTCGTATCCTACCGACACCTGATGGTTCATCACCTTTTAAAGAAGTATGGTTCCACGAAGTTCAAGTTGACGGTAAGTGGGTTAAATTGTACGACCCAGGTAAAAATGATGGTGAGCGTTCACCCCTAACAGAGGTTTATGAAGAGTTGGTGTCAACAGGTAAGGAGTCAGATAAAAAATTAGCAATGCAATACCGTCCTCGTAAGTTTTACATTGTAAAGGTTGTCGACCGAGACAACGAAGAAGATGGTGTTAAGTTTTGGAGATTTAAAGATAATTACAAACAGGAAGGTATCCTTGACAAGATTATCCCTATTTGGAGAGCAAAAGGAGATATTACCGATGCTGGAGAAGGTCGAGATTTAATTATTGAATTGTCTAAGTCCAAGACTAATTCAGGTATTGAGTACACGGTGGTTCAAACCATTATGTATGACGACCCAACCCCACTAAGTGAAGATAATGACCAAATGAAAGAATGGATGGAAGATGAAATGACATGGTCTGATGTATATGCACAAAGACCTGTAGAATACCTTGAAGCGGTTGCTCGTGGTGAAACACCTGTATGGGACTCTGAACTTAAAAAGTTTGTATATGGTGATGGGGATGAAACCGAAATAATCGGAGGAGGTTCAAAGAAAGAAGTGGTTACTGAAACTGTTGAAGATTCACAATCTAATATGGAAGTTGACGAAGACCTTCCTTTCTAACAAACCAAAACTACAGATGGGGGGATAATAATATCCCTCCATCTTTTATATTTTAAACTATGGCAATTAAGAAAAAAGATTTTAAAGACATAAAGAAGAAATTTTCTTCTTCGGCAAAATTCAAACCCCAAAGATTCTATGACTTGGGTACTGAATTTTTGGATGCGGTTGGTGTGCCTGGTCCCGCTATGGGGCATTTGAATATGTTCTTGGGTCACTCGGATACAGGTAAAACTACTGCACTTGTTAAAGCTGCTGTTGATGCACAAAAGAAGGGTATCCTTCCTGTGTTTATCATTACGGAGCAAAAATGGTCATTTGACCATGCGAAACTTATGGGTTTTGAGTGTGAAGAGGTTGTGGATGAAGAAACGGGCGAATTAGATTGGGACGGATTCTTCCTATTCAACAACAATTTCGAATACATTGAACAGATTACTGACTTTATTAACGAATTGTTGGATGCACAAAGTAAAGGGGATTTAGATTACGACCTACTGTTTTTGTGGGATTCTGTTGGTTCTGTACCTTGTAAGATGACATATGATGGTAAAGGAGGTAAACAACACAACGCCGCAGTACTTGCGGACAAAATTGGTATGGGAATCAATCAGAGAATCTCAGGTTCACGTAGGTCAGATTCCAAACACGAAAACACTTTGGTCATTGTTAACCAACCGTGGGTAGAACTTCCTGACAACCCATTTGGTCAACCAAAAATTAAGGCAAAAGGTGGTGAAGCTATTTGGCTTAATTCATCTTTGGTATTTCTATTTGGAAACCAAAAAGGTGCGGGTACCACAAAGATTACCGCGGTAAAAGACAAGAGAAAAGTAAAGTTCGCTACCCGAACGAAAGTATCGGTTATGAAAAACCATATCAATGGACTTGGATATGAGGACGGTAGAATTCTTGTAACCGCTCATGGATTCTTGGCGGGAAAAGACACCACCGAGGAAAAAAAGTCTATTGAACAATACAAGTCAGAGCATTCTGAGTATTGGAAAGATATTATCGGTACCGGTAGTGACTTTAAGTTAGAAGAAGAAAGTGTAACCTTTTAATTTTATGGTGTGACCAAAACCCTATTAGTAGACGGCAATAACCTTTTCAAGATTGGTTATCATGGAGTTCGGGAGTATTACCACAAAGGTAATCATATTGGTGGTATATA